AATAGTAGAGTACTACTATTGGAGAAGTTAATCCTATTCTATAATAACCTACACGGAATTTCCAAGTTGAAGAGTGCTCGCCTCAAAGTACAAATGGAAAACTTCTCTGCTGGACAAGTATACGCAGACGGATCAAAGAAATTTGAAGCATCAAAGGGAAATGATGACGCCATCCTAGCTCTTGCGTTAGCTGTAGTTACGCTTACACCAAAGGAATATTTCCACAGGCCTGAATTAGAAGATGGTTCATCTACTCTAATGATGAGCACTGAAAATATGAAGCTAACTGGTGAGTATAATGAAGAGTATTTAGAACACTTCTCTATATTGATGGGTATCTCAAAAGCTTCCTTGGCTTCCAGATTGAAATTATATCACGATATTAAATCTGGTGTGTATGATGGTTCTGGTCTAGATGACTTAAATTTCATTCATCCCGTCGAGGAATGGGAACGCGCACGAGCGGCAGCAGACTTTTTAGGTATGAAAAATACCCAAATACTTTCTGATACACAATATGCTGACGCAAAAAAAGCAACATTACCATTTGGCGAACAGTATGCTATGGACGATATATTTTCTGAAGACCTTCCAGCAATCTATCAAGCACACAAGAATTTTTTATATGGTAACAGAAATACAAAACCAACTTTTTGGTAAATGGGATAACTAATGGCAGAAGACAAAAAATCAATTTTTACAGCACTAGCCGCAATATTCGGTAGAAATAAGCCAAACGAATTTGAAACTCGTCTTGGGGTAGAGCAGGCTCTACAAGCTACCAATAGTCTAAGTGCTACAACACCTGCAGTAGAGCCAACAGTCATCTCCAAAAAGGGAATGGGTGTTGGTGTATATGTTGATAGAACAGATGGTCCCGTATTCCATAGATATCTCGATAGAGAAAATCTACGGCATGCTCGTTACTCTATTTATGATCGTATGGACACTGATCTTGTCGCCTCTGCCTTAGATGTATATGCTAATGAGGCCACGCAGAAAGGTAATGCTCCTACTGTGATTACAGTATCCAGTTCTTCAAAGTATATCCAAGATGAACTCATGGATATGTTAGAAACTACTGGGCTTAACAACTGGAAGTCTTGGTCAATTCTGCGCGATATGTGCAAATATGGAGATAGGTTTGAATCTGTTAAACTTGACTCCCGCAGAGGCGTTGTCGGATTACTGCAGTTAGATCCTCGCGGCGTATATCGCTTGGACGTTGATGGCGAGCTGCAAGGTTATGTACAGGATATGGAGATTGTAAGACAAAATTCCATGGATGCCAGCTCTCAGTATTCCACTCAGAGCCCTTTCATCGACTTAACAACACTATCTCTTCCTTACATGACTCGTAAAATGAAGACCTCTACTGAGACAGACAAGGATAACCTTATTCCTTTCTTGAAATATGAGATGATGCATTTCAGACGTCGTGGCAATGGCATGTTTGAGCCTTATGGTGTCAGCTCTCTTGAAGCCGCAGTAGATGTCTGGAAGAAAGTTGATCTGCTTTTAGACTCTATCATTATATATAGATTAAACCGTGGGCCCGCCAGGCTCGTGTTCTATGTGGACGTGGGCAATAATCAGGGTGCAGATATCGAAAATCTTGTCAAGCGCCAGATTAACGCTATTAATAAGCGGGAATACTATAATCCAGATGGTCGCTTAAATGAACGCTATCAATTATTAGATATGAATGCTAATATCTTCATTCCTGTATCTAAGACTGCCGCAAGCTCTAAGGTTGACATGCTTCAACCAGCTCAAAACCTTGGCGATATTGAAGATTTAACTTATCTTAATAATAGACTCTTCTCTGCCCTAAAAGTTCCAAAGGCTTTCTTAGGGTTCGAGGGTGATGTAAACTCCAAGGGAACTCTTTCTCAACAGAACGTCACTTTCGGTAAGGCACTACAAAACATCCAAGAAGATTATTTAGACACCGTAAAAGAACTTTGTGTTATTCACCTTGCTATTAAGGGCATCACAGACCAATCTGAATTAAAATCATTCTCGTTAGTAATGACAAGGCCTTCTTATATTGAAGAGAAGGCTCGTATTGAACTCGATTCTGCTGCTATTGGATTAGCCCAGGCTTACTTAGGCCAGGGTATTAACCGCGAGTGGATTTTAAAGAACGTCTTAAAGAAGTCTGATTCTGATATTAAGGAAATGACTAAGGCTGATCCACAAGTAGCGCAAGCTGCTGGTGCTATGGGTGCCGGTGGATTGCCGGGTGGATTGCCGGGTGGAATGCCAGGACTTGATACCTCTGGTGCCCTACCTCCTGAACCAATGCCAGGAGCAGAACAACCTATTAACACACTGAACCCCGGCAACTTACCACCTCCTGGAACTCCTGGTGCTGGTGGAACTCCTCCTGGACCTCCTCCGGTTCCTCTTACCGCAAATAGACATTATGAAGATACTGCTCTATATGAGGGTGAGTATATTCCAACCGTCCTTAAAGTACGAGCACCCCTTACAAGAATTATGGAATACAAAGAATTAATGCAGGCACAGCTTTTAGCTGAAAGTCTAAAAGACAGTGTAGCAGTGGAAATCGAAGATGAGATATTAGACCCTCTTAGTACTAACTCCATTGAAGCTAACACAAATCGCTTAATTGATTAAAGACTTTAACAATTAAATTATTGAACAGACTTTTATAAATATTAACAGCTTAGGGTTAAAAATGAAACTACAAACTTTTGTTGACATACTTCGTGGCGGTAACTTAGCTCTGGGTAGTAAATTATCTAATTTACTAACAGAAGACTGCACGATTTTAGAATACACTAACGATTCAGTGCTTTTCTCCAAGGGCCATAAACTAGTTTTAGCTAAGTTTAAAAACCCGATGGTAGAATCCAAGATGACTTCTAATCATATTATTGATAATGAAGTAGTTGAGATTTCTAAGAAAGCAATGACAGAATCAATGCAGAATCTACTTCACAAAGTTGTAGAATGTATTGTTTCTGAGAACCTTATTGATGCCCAAGAGCATCTAGATGAGTTCTGTCAAACCTTCTATCAGATGTCTGTCCTAAAAGCCAGATATCCTGAACTCTTTACAGAAGAGCTTATTAAAAATTCTAAGGGTAGAACCATCAGAATGGAAGCTCGCCAACTAATTCCAGCGTTCAAAGCTGAAATTTTTAGCTCTACAATACTCACAGAAAACTATGATGAAGAGTCTGCTACTACTAGTATTCTCGCATTAGTAGAATCTAATCTAGGCAAAGTTCTAGTATTAGGTAAGGAAAAAGTTAAAGCTCTTGTTACAGATGCTCTACTAGGAAATGCTTTCCTAGCTGAATCTATTACTAACAGCCTATATGATGCCTCTGAGTTTGTAACTAAGAGTCCTCTATTAGAGAATGAAGGCAACCAGTATGATATGGGTGCCGGTAAGTTTAGTGATGAAGACCAAGCAGAAGTAGATGCTGAGGATGAGGAAGAGATTCCAGCTATCCCAACAGAAAAAGAAAACATTAATGATGAAGATGACTCTAAGGAATTTGAGCCTTTCAATCCTGCAATGTTCTCTGAAGATGACATTAAACAGCTACATAAGACAACCTTAAAGTCTATTCTATTGGCAATGCAGGACTTTATTCATGATAAGGCTGCTGACTCTGCAGATGATCAGGTTGACCCAGATCTAGCTGACCAGATCAATGCTGACCTATTAGCTATTGATGATGAAGATCTAGGCGATGACAGGCTTTCTGAAATTGAAGCCCGTTGGAACCCAATGATTTCTTACTTCTTAGACAGCTCTTATCACACTCCTTCTGATGAATTAGAAGGTCTTGATGATCAGCCTATTGAAGACCAGCTTCCTCCCGAAGCTCCAGAAGATGTAACTCCTGTTGGTGATGCAACACAAGGTACTGCTGCACCAGCTCCTGCACCAGCCCCGGCTCCTGCACCAGCTCCTGCACCAGCAGTTTAAGGATTAATAAATGTTAGGTATACAAGATTTAACCTCGAATACTCGCGGGTTTGAAGTTCTAGAAGAGGCCATTACTCCTGGTTCCTCTTGGAAGAGCTTAAAGATCCGTGGCGTTTTCCAAAGAGCTGATACTAAAAATCATAATGGTAGAGTTTATCCTTATGATGTTTTAATTAAGGCTCTTGCCGAAGCCAAGGAAAGTTTAGAAAGTAAGAATATGTTTGGTGAGTTAGATCACCCAGCAGATGGCAATCCTACGGTATCATTAAAGAATGTAAGCCACGTAGTAAGCGCATTAAATTTCTCTGGTAAGGATTTACTAGGAGAAGCTATTGTATTTGATGACCCAGGCCCAGCAGGAACACCAGCTGGTAGATTACTTGGAGCATTGATTAGAAATAACTGCACAGTTGGAATTTCCAGCCGTGGGTTAGGTGCTCTATCTAAGGGATACAGCACAGGTGATGTAGTAAATGAATATAAACTAATAACTTTCGACTGCGTCCATGACCCTTCCACACAGCAAGCTTATGTCCATGCTGTAAATGAAGTTAAAAATTATGGTCGTTCTATTTATCAGGCTATTGAAGACGAAAGAGCTGTTGAACAATTCAAAGAACATATCAGAGCAATTTTATTAAAGAAATAAATAGCACAAATAAATAACACAAATAAGTGTAGGTGAAACCATGAAGATTAAAGAAATTACTGAACTATTAGAAACCCCCGAGGTAAAAGAGGTTCTAGAATCTGCTATGCAAGAGCAGTTGAAGGAACGTCAAGATGCTCTTGATGCTCTTATTCTAGAAGCTAAGGAAGCTAAAAAGAGTGCTGAAAAAGAACTCTTTATTAAGAAGCAGATGCTATTAAGCAAAGCTAACTTATACGAAGCTAAGATCAAGGACGTATATGAAGCTAAGTTTAATGAACTCTCTAAGAAACTCTCTACTGATGTATTCAATTTCATTGGCGAGTCTATTAATAAAGTAACTAAGGCTGTAACGGAAGATGCTACTGCTATTAGTAAGGCAGAAAAGATGCAGGAAGCTTTCTCTAATGCTGTCCGATTACTATCTCCTTACTTCAATATCAATGAGCTAACAGAAGCCAATGCTGAAACACTCGAGAAGTACAAGCAGAAGTTAAATGCTTCTGAACTTGAGAATCTAAAGCTTCGTGATAAGGTCCTTTCTGATGAGCTAGAAGCATTAGTTGTCAAGGAATGTGCTGGATATCCCCTAGAAAAGAAAACAGTTATTGTTTCCGCTCTAAAAGAAGTCAAGCCTAAGACATTAGTAGAAGCTAAGGATGCTATCGAAGCCATCAAGGAATCTATCCGAAATACACCAGCCCCAGTAGCCACTGCTGCTGTTACAGAGAGTGTTGTAATTCCAAAAGTTGCTGTCAAGCCTATTAAGGATGTAAAGTCCTCCTTAGTTGCTCTTGCGGAAGACGCAAAGAAGCGGGAAGCTACTAAAAAGGCAACTGCCGCTGTATCAGCTGGTTCCATCGAGCCACTGGATATTTTTTAAATTAACCCTCTAAACGACTTAATAAAAACTATAATTAAGTATTAACGCAAGAAACATTTGTAAGAACAAAACAAAGAAAGTATTCAAGGGAGAAAGACCTAAATGTTAAATCAAGAACCTCTATTAGAAGATAAGGTACGTTCAATCCTCAAGCGGGATGAAGAAGTTGCCAAATCCCGTGGCCGTAGCCCTTACTGGGCCGGTATCATGGAACACCTTCAGGGCATCAAGGACCAAGATACTCGTAATACAGTATTTATGCACACTGTACAGTCCATGAAGTATGCTCTATCACTATCTGAAGCAACCACAACTGCTGCAACTACCCCCGGTGGTTACAACAAGGCCATGCTTCCTACCATCATTCGACGTGTGCTACCTCAGGTAGTTGCTACTAAGTTCGTAGCTACTCGTCAGCTTGATGTTCCTACCCAGATCATTCAGACTTTCCGCCTGAACCGCAAGACCGCTAAGAATGGTGTCGCTGCTGGTTCTGAGTGGGCAGATCCTTCTGGACTAAAGCGTTATTCTCCTACTGGCAATACTCCAACCGGTAACTGGCAGGGTAATAAGGCTTCCCTAGATCCTAACTATTCTGCTCAAGAAGTAGTCGGTGAGGGTGGAGCTTCTGGTATTCCAGAAACTAATGGTACTACTACACTAGATTTCGGTCCTCTGCTTCCTGGCTCTTGCAAGATTTCTCTTGTTTCTGATACAGATCCCCGTAATCGTACAACCTATGCTTATGACAATGGCGCTGGCACCTTCATTTTAGCTGCTACTGGTGCTGTAACAACTGAATTTGCTATTGCTAGCTATGGTCTATTAAATAACACAGCCCCTTCTATTACTCGGGCTTCTGTAACAGCTTCAGGTGCAGATTTTCACTATGAAGTAGATTATTCTTTCTCGCTAGAGCGCAATACTAAGAGCCTATCTGAAATTAGTTTCGCTATGGATACCATCCAGGTTTCTGCCAAGGCTCGTAAGAACTTTGCCCAGATCTCTGCTGAAGCTATCCAGGATCTCGAAGCTTACACAGATGGTAAGTTAGATGCTCTTAAAGAACTAGTAACCGCTATGACTGAGACAATGGCTCTAGAAATCGACCAAGAGTTAACTCTTGCTATGATGAACTCTACTTCCGGTAAGTCTTACGTTTGGGATGCCAAGTATCCCGTTGGTGAGTTCCGTGGTACGCAAGCTGAGTACAACCAGACACTCGTCCACAAGATGAATTTCGTTTCTAACGATATGTCTGTTGATTACTTACGTGGCGATGATTTCTTCGCTATTGCTCACCCTCACCTCTTCAATATTCTTCAGAACACAAATAACTTCAAGATGACCGATCTAAACCATCTCCATCAGGGGGAATTTAATGTTTCTGCTGAAAAGGTTGGAACTATTGATAGTTATACTATCGCAAAGAATGCCTATCATCCATATTCTGACAAGATGCTAATGGGTTATACTTCCAAGGATTTAGCTAAGGCTCCTTATGCTTACTTCCCTTATGTAACTTACTTAACTCCTCCTCAGGCAGACGTTCTCAGTGGCGACATGTTCTCTACCATCGTTGGTCTACAACAGAGATATGACCACAAGGTCCTGTTAGATGGTCAATATGGTCTTGCTAACCTCACTGTAACAAACATGTACGCGTAAAATTATAAGTGTATGTCTTTTATACATTTATAAACAACTAATTTATCAGTTTTTAAAGAAGGGCTCGTTTTACGGAGCCCTTCTTTTTAACCTAAAATCAACGATATATTGATGGGGTGCCTTGTGCAAACAGATATTCAATATTTAACTATAATAGAAAAAATAAAATTATTAAACAATTCTTATTATAAATGTAAATGTGTTTGTGGAAAATTAAAGTGTGTTAGAGTTTATGATTATAACAGACATAAAACTGTGTCATGCGGTTGTATGACTAATAATGCTTTAATAAAACCTATCCCTACTGGCACTGTGTTTGGTTACTTAACTGTAATAAAAAGAACAGAAGAGCGGTCTAGTGAAGGTTATAAGCATGACTGCTTGTGTGTCTGTGGAAAAACTATATCTGTATATGCTAATAGACTTAAACGAGGAGAGACTAAATCTTGCGGTTGTTCAAGTCTTAAGTTGAATAGTCTTAATAATGGTGGTACAGGTATACCATATGAATTAGTTAAATTACAGAGAGCCATACGAGCATGTCCAAAATATAGGAATCTTGTTAAAAAGTGTTTAATGCGAGCCAATGGAAAATCAGAATTATCTGGCCGGGATGATGAAAAATTATGTGTTCATCATCTAACTTCAGTATCTGCACTAATAGAAAAATACCAATTAACTGTTGGTACCTTTATGACCTGTAAAGACTTATTTTCTCTAGATAATGCAATTGTTCTTACTGAATCTGAACATAGGTTATTCCATTCTACTTGTGGACATAAATGCGATATAGTTGACTGGGAAACTTATAGCAAAGCAGTAATTAAATAGTAGAGAAATTGTAAGCAATAAAACTGAAACAAATATTAACCACGTAAAGTGCTGAAAAGGAATGAGTTGTATGTCTGAGAAGCTTATGGGTTGGGTTAACAATCTAGCCGAACCAAAAAGATTAAATAGATTTGAATTACTTATGTCAGATGAACTACGCCTAACTTGCCACAAGGTAAGTATTCCTGGCGTTAAGATTGCTGAAGTTCCTATTGATAGAATGCATGAAATCTACTACGTTGCTGGGTCCAAGGTCACTTATGATCCCGTTAAGTTAGAGTTTTATGATTTCGTTGATAACCAGGCCTCCAAGGCTCTACATGCTTGGTATAATACAATTTATGATCGTGGTAGTTCTTTAATGGGTTATCCTGCTAATTATAAGCAAGATTTAACTCTGCTTGTATATGGTCCAGATCACTCCGTAGTTGAATCTTGGTTGCTCATTGGGGCTTGGCCTTTAGATTTAGCTTACGGTGAATTAGATTGGAAGACCGGCGATGGCGTAAGAAATGTTTCGGTGAACTTACGCATTGATCAAGCCAAACTAACATTAAGTTAAAAAATTCTTAAGGATTAATAGCAATGACACAATTTATTTCCCCTGGCGTATATGTCCTAGAAAAGGACCTATCTCAGTATGTCTCCAATCTTTCGTCTACTATTGTAGCAATGGTTGGAACTTCTGATATGGGCCCATCTAATGTCCCAACGCTAGTAACCTCCGCCTCTCAGTATGTGAGCACTTTCGGACAACCCAACCCAAATCATTATCTAGGGTATGCTGTTCTTGCGTATTTAAAGCAGGGAACTCAGTGTTATGTAACCAGAGTTGCTCCATCTGATGCTGCTAACGCAAAGCTTACTGTACCACTCCCCAAGGCTTCTACACCCTTTACCGGCGACTGGACATTAGCTTCTAATACTGCTACTACTGCTGTATTTAATGTAAAGAACTCTGTTGGCGCTACTGGGGCAGATCAATTAATTACTCTACCTTCTAGTGCTACTCCCGTATTACTTCCTAACTTCGATTTCCAGGATACTACAAACGTAGCTCCTCTTAATCCAATTGCTGGAACAAAACTCGGCGCTGATTTAAAGAGTTTTACTGGAACACAAGCCCATGTTGATGCTTATGTTGCTGGCCGCTCTTTTACCGTTACATCTGGTTATGGTAAGGGAAGTTCTGTACCTGTAACTAATCTATCTGTTGTAGATCCTACAACCTTAGCTTTAACAGTGGATGCTAAAACGTTTGCTGCCTTTAACTCCCCATTGCTTGCTACAGCATCTGGTTCATTAGTAACCTCCGCTATTGCTGCCACTTGGGCAAACGCTGCTGTTGCTGGTAATATTACCACTATTGGAACTACATCAACAGGTGGAAATATTACTCTTACTTATAGTGGTACAAGAGTAACTACACAAGCTGCTCTATTAAGCGGATTACGGAGTGGTGACTTTGACACAACGCTATCTGCTGTTAATGGATTACTTACTGTTAGTGCTGGCCCAGTTGTCACTATTAACATAAATGTTCCTTTATATTCTTCTATTACACCAAACAGTATTTCTCCTGCTGATGCTCTTAATAATGCTATCTTAATTCAAGCAATTTTAGACGCTATTCTCTTCTTGTTTAAGACAGAAAATGGCTCTTCGCACGTATTTGGTGCTACACCCTGTGCCGCTGCCGCTGCTGCTTGTAGATCTAATGTTAATGGTATTGTAGGTGTTGGTTATGTTGATCCAATTACTGGATTTTCTAACGGTTATAAAGCTGCTACACTAGAAGCTGGTAGTAATACGGTAGTTTTATCTGCTATCACATTAGGGGCTTCTGGTAACTTTAAATATACTGTAGGTTCTGGTTATGGCTTAACAGCAACTGATATGGGTATTTCTGGTACTTTCGGACTTAACCTACATCGTCCAACTTGGGTAATGTCTCCTGCCGGTGCTTCTTTTGTTCCAACCCTCTTGAAGTTCTCTTCAATTGGACAGGCTGACTTCTCTAACCTAGCTATCACAGTAGATTTAACTACAAACAACCTAAATTCTCTAAATGAACAGCAATATGTTGTTTCTGTATTTGCCAGAAATACTGGTTTTACTGTCTCAGCTAGTAGTGTTGTACAATCTGATTTCCTACTTATTGAAAAATATACAGGAACCCCAGAAGTTCTACAATCTAGTATCAATGCTGGATCTTCTTATATTCATCTAAAAGTAGATTACTCTACCACAGATACTGTAGACTATACAACTGGTGCTCTTACACATGTGGTTGGTGGTGATAATCTCAATCCTTCCTTCGGATTGGTCACTAACCAAGCTAGCACTGGTGTACTTTCTGGTACTATCAATACAATCGCTGGAACTACACTATATCCCTCATTCTCTGCCTTCAT